AAAAATACTTTAAGAATAATTTGGAAATATCAGAAAAAAGTTGTAACTTCCTGAAAGTAAAGCATAAAGCAACTAAACATTAAAAGATAAAATCTAAAACATTAAATACAAATTAAAAAAAGAATGTTATAATAATGTATCACTTAATCAATACTCTATCAGCATTTAGCTAATATTATATAGAGTGTGATACAATCTAAATATACTGGGGTTAGCGGTTCTTATTTTTTAGAGTGCCATCTTAAATTTATTTATTCTCCCGCTAATCCCTTTTTTATGCTTTTTATTTTTCTCGATACTTATTAACAGAAAGATTTGGTAATATCAATTCTTTTTCGTATATTAGATTATTAACAAAAACAAATTTATTATGGCAAACACAAAGAAATGCAGCAAATGTAATGAAGTGAAAAAATTGGATGATTTTCACAATAACAGAAATTCAAAAGACAATAAACAACCTTCTTGTAAGGTATGTATGATTAAAAGAAGTAAACAACAAAGGATAGATAATCCCGACTATTGTAAAACTTACAATACACAATATCATAAAAGTAATAAGAATGGTATTATATACAGGATTATAAACCCATTGGGTGAAACTTATATTGGAAGTACAAAGAAACGAATTAACATCAGATTTGGTGCTCATAGAGCAACTTACAAACATTCTAACGGAATGTATCCTATCCTTCATAATAGTTTTGATACTTGGGGAATAGATGCACATATCTTTGAAGAAGTATGTGACTTAGGAAAAATCAGCAAAAAAGAGTTAGAGTATGTAGAGTCACAGATGATTAAAAATCTGATGAACAATGGTAAATCATTAAATGGTAAATTATAATATGAAATGGATTAAATTAGGAGACTATGTAGAAGCATTGATACATTGTATCACTTTTGGATTTGGTGGTCGTATTGCAGTCTTTATTGCAAAACAAATGGGATATCAGTCATGTGGTTGCTGCGAGAGAAAGCAGTGGTTAAATAGATTAACGGATAAAGACTACGATGGTGAATGTAATCAGATTAAATTATAAATTATGAAAATAGCTATTTGCATATCAGGAGTATCTTATAACAATGATGGAATTAACAGATATAGAAATTATGAAGATGCAGTCGATTCTTTTAATGAGAATGTAATTGACTATCTTATAGAACAAGGTAATGATGTTTCTACATATCTTTACACATATACTTCTGAAAAGACACCACAATTATTAAAATCCTATAATGCTTTTACTGCTGCATATTTAGACAATATAGAAACTCAATACATACCACAAGGACAAACTACTCAAGCGATAAACTTAATTAGAAGTTTAGATATGGTAAAAGATTTAGATTTTGATTTTGTATTAAGAGCTAGATTTGACCAGAAGTTTCTAACTAATCCATTTACAACATATAATTGGGATTTTGACAAAGTGAATTTTTTATGGAGAGAGCCAGAACAACATTCACTACCATTAGTAAATGATACATTTTTTGGTTGGCCACATAAGTGGACTAACGATATAATAGATAGTATCATTGATTGTGAATTGAACCCATACAAAGGTGTTAAAATTGCAATACACAACTTAAATCAACCCATACTAGGTAGAATAGGAAAAGACAATATTAAATTATTAGATGATAGATTTGTGACAAGAGAAATGAATACACTTTATAAATTAACAAGACATGAATAAGTTTTCAGTAATTATACCAACAATTTGGAAATCAGAATACACAACACCATTATTAGAAGAATTATCTAATAGTGATTTTGTAGATGAAATAATTTTAATAGATAATACAGATTATGTACTTTATCCTGGAATGGGATGGGATTTTCCTAAAGTACAATTGATAAAGGGAATGGTAAATACATATGTAAATCCTGCATGGAATAAAGGAGTATCAATGGCAAAGAATAATTATGTTACAATTTGTAATGATGATATTATTTTTAATGCAAATGAATATTTTCACTACATGCAACAAATGTTAAACATATTAGATATAGGTTTCATTGGTTCACATTCAGAAAATTATACGGATACAATTTTTGAAGAATGTAAAATAGAACCATACAGCAATCAAAATAACTTTGGAGGATGGGGATGTATATTTTCATTTAACAAAAACATATGGAAAGATATCCCAAATGAATTGAAAATTTGGTATGGTGACAATTTCATACATGCAACAAATCCTAACATATTTCAATTAAGAGGATTAAGAATACAAACTAAAATGTCTACATCATCTGACGACATGTCTGTTAGAGATATTAGAGATAGAGATACACAATTTTGGAACGGAACAATTTAATAAACAATAAATAAACAAACATGGCAATTAGCTACGCAAACACACCAAAGCAACAAGAACAATTAATAGATGAAACAGCAGTATATATGGTAGACTGGTCAAAGATGACATCAGTAAACGATATGATTTTAATCTTAGCAAGTATGGCAATTGGATTTCCAGGCAACCATCCTAACATTGAACAATTAAAACCATTCTTAAATCTACAAAGTCCTATTAAAAGAGAACCACAACAACCTGCAAAAATAGATTTAAAGATGCCTAAACTAAAACAAGTTAAGTAATATGAATGAGTTAAATGAAAAAGAGTTAGAAGATTTGAAAAGTATTCTAAGTCAAATTACTACTAGATTACCAGAGGACAAAGCACATTATGTTTGGAATACATTCAATCATATTAGAGGTGAACACGAACCTCAACCTTGTATGTGTGGTAGTAGTGGAGCACATTGGAAGAGAGCAGTTGACTTCCTTCATGATTATGTAAAGAATAAGTAAATGATAGATTCAGGTAGTGTACAACATATAGAATGTAATAAACGATTAACAAATCTATATAACGAACACAATGGATGGTTAGTTAATGAAGCTAAGAAGGTTACAAAGAACCAAGAAGAAGCTGAAGATTTAGTATCTGAACTCTATGAGTATCTACATTTGAAATGCAATCCAAAGATATGGTGGGGTATTTCATACAATCTATTTTATTGCAATAAGTTTTTACATAGTAGGTTTATGAATAAGGTAAAGAAACTTAATAAGACTATATTGGTAGAGGAAATGCCAGACGAAGAAGAAGATGTACCTTACAATGAAGAATGGGATTTGACATTACAAACTGCACATGAAGAAGTGATGTATGAGTTAAGTAAACTAAAAGTAACAAGGATGTGGCCTCAAGCAAAGATATTTGAATTGTATTGGATGACATCGGACACATTAGAAGAAGTAAGTAAAAAGATAGGTATATCAAAGTCGACAACCTTTATATCAGTTAAGAAGATAAGAAAGTATTTAGAGAACACATTAGATAACCCATTCAAATAATAAGTTATGGCAGGAATATGGAGCAGAAAGTTTGACTATAAGAATGGTGAGACAAGGATATGTAAACATTGTGATGCATCATTTCACACAATCAAACCAAGGTATACCTGTAATGTATGTCTAAATGCAAAGCAAAGGATAATTGAAACAAAGAAGAGAGCTAAATATCCAAAGAAAGAACACTATCCGTTTGACAATTATACAAATGAAGCAGGTGCAAGATTTTGTAAGATAAGAACTGCTTTAAGTAATGCATGGAAAGAATATAATAAGACCGGTGATAAGTCAGTAGTTATTGCACACTATGATAAACAATTGAAAGAGATACACGAGAATGGTATTTGGCAGTGGATATGGGATAGGAGAGATGAAGAAACTCTAAAAGAAAAGAAATTGAAGAGTGCTCGTATGACAAGAAAGGAATACCCGGACACAAGAGGATGGTATGAATAATAGACAACCAATCATAACCAAGCAATTAGAACTATACTTTGATTGGTCTTACTTTAAAATGATAGATATGGTATTAGTATCGGATGACATAATGGATTACCATATGTTTATGATATACACAAAAGCAGGTGAGTTGTTGCATGGTTATCACATAGAACGAATAAGATGAAAAAGAACAATAAAGAAATAATCGTATTAATGACTATATACATCCTCTCTATTGGATTATTATTGTTATGGTCTACATTTGTATCGCTTTAACTACAAAGTCTCTATATGGGTGTTATTATTATAGATAAATACAATAAGGTACAATATGCCATTCGTTAAAGGAGATAATAGAATAAATGCTAATGGGAGACCAAAGGGAGCATTGAATAGAAGTACAGAGCAAATGAAACTAACTATTGCTCGTGCAGTAAACAACACACTCAACACAATACAGGAGGACTTAGAGGAAATTAAAAAGAGAGACCCAGAGAAAGCAATGGACTTAGCATTGAAGTTAATGGAATATGCTTTACCTAAATTAAGCAGGACAGAGATGAAGGGTGAGATAGAACATAGAATACAGCAGATTAGTATTAACATAAACAGAAAAGAGATTGGAAATAACGATTGATACAACGGTCACATTTGATAATATCTTAAATAGTATTGCAAGAACTACACATCACATAGGAGGAACGCGTAGCGGTAAGTCATTTGCTATACTACAATACTCAATAGTCCAAGCAATAGAACATGCACAAACTATAACGATTGTAAGAAAGACTATACCATCGCTGAAGAGAACAATCATAAAAGACTTCATAGATATATTAAAATCACTTCAACTGTTTAGAGAAGATGATTGGAATGTAACGGATAGAGTATATAAGTTGCAAGATAGTGTAATACAATTCATATCAACTGATGATGCTGAAAAGTTAAGAGGGGTTAAATCGGACATACTCTTTATAGATGAAGCAAGTGAGATAGATGAAGAGTCATTCTTTCAGTTAAGTATTAGAACATCAGGCAAAATTATTTTAGCTTATAATCCTACTATATCCCCATTCAGTTGGTTAAGAAAGATGCAAGACTGTGAAAGGTTTATAACAACATATAGAGACAACCCATACTTGCCAAAGGAAATGATTAAGGCAATTGAGGATTTACAATTAACTAACCCTAAATATTGGAAGATATATGGACAAGGTGAATACGCTGCAAACGATAAAGGAATATTTGAATTTGAGTTATGTGATACTATTGAAGCTGATTTTCTCTGCTTTGGGTTTGATGCTGGTTACTCTAATGACCCCTGTGCTCTTGTGGCAATATACAAAAATAGTGATACGCTCTTTTTGGAGGAACTCATTTATGAAAAGGGTATGGTTACGAATGACATCATAAACAGACTGAGACATTTAGAGATAGATAAGATGCAAACTATATGGTGTGATAGTAGTGAACCTAGATTAATAGAGGAGTTGTATCGTAGTGGGTTTAATACAAAGCCAGTAGTTAAAGGTAAAGATAGTATTAACTTTGGTATTCAGGTAATGAAGAACTATAAGATTAAAATATTAAAGTCTAGCCAAAATCTAATCAATGAGATGTATGCTTACCAATATGAAACGGATAAGCATGGTTATGTAACTGATAGACCTGAAGGTGGATTAGACCATGCTATTGACGCAGCAAGGTATGGATGTATGATGTCTTTATCACAGAAAGCACAAGCAAAAGGAACATATGCAATTACAATCGGACAATACAAATACTAATCAAAACCTCTGGAATGAAGAGGAAATCAAAGAGCTAATACTATACGCTAAGAGTTTGCAAGTAGAAAATGAGGATTTACAGGCAAAAATGATTATGATGCAAGCTAAGTTAAGTAATGAAGAGACAAAGAACAAAAAATTAAGTAACATAATAAAATTATTATATGGTCAAGGAAATAACATTAACTATCCCAACTGATTGGAGTGGTGTAAGTTTGAAGAAGTATCTAACATTACAAAAGGATATGAAGAACTATGGTGATGACGAAGAAGCACAAACTGCTTTAATGTTATCTCACTTATGTGGATTAGATGCAGAGTATATTAAATCTCTTTCAATAGAAGATTATAATACAGTGCGTATGACATTAGAAGGTTTCATTACTAATACTGAATATCCCTTGCAGAAAATAATTAAGATAGGTGATAAGGAATATGGATTTGAACCTAACCTATCACAGATGGCATATGGTGCGTATGTAGATATAAGTAAGTTTGGCCAATTAACTATTGATGATAACTGGTCTAAGATAATGTCAATACTATACCGACCTATTACAGATAAGAAAGGAGATATGTATTCTATTGAAGCATACAAAGGAGAGATAGACGATAAGTTATTTCTTAGTGTTGGAATGGATGTGCAATTCGGTACTCTGTTTTTTTTTGTAAATTTGTTAACGGACTTGTTGAACGGTACCCTGAAGTATTTGAAGGTGGAGGGGATGCCACCCAACATCAAATCAATTTTGGAAAAAAGTGGGGAAATTACCAAACGCTTATTGAACTTGCAGACGGACAATATGGTAGGATAGATTGGGTAACCGAACAGGCATTAGAGAAGTGTTTATTATATCTTGCATACAAATCAGATGAAACTACTCTAAAGAACTTACTACATAGAGAGGCATTAAAGAAACAGCAAGGGTCATAACGATTTATTCTTAATTCGTTGTTATTATATTAAACGATACCAATGGCTGGAAAATGGAGCAATAGTAGGAATGGTAATTTAAGATACTCAGTTAATAGAGAGAATCAATCAGGCATTTATATTGGGCCAACGAAAGGATTATCATCACCTAAAAATAGTAGACAAGGGTGTATTTGCTTGGAGAGTAACACTTACGATGTAAAATGTTGTAAGGGTTTTCTTATGAACCAAGGAATAGGACAAACTCAGTCTCCTAATAGAACAAAGGGTGGTGGGTTCTCAGATGGTTATAGTGATGGTTTCGACATAATATTAGACTAATAAATAATTAAAATAACATGGCTGAAATAACCAAACAAGCATTGAAGGTTGACAATAATCAATCCTTCCCCAATAATAATAACGGAGCAATTACTCCATCTATACTAAGAGCATTCAACACAAATATGATTGACTCTATGGTAGATGAGATTGGATACAATCAAGATAGTGCAAGTTGGAATAGTTCTATATCTCAATTAAATGCATTTAGTGCATCAGCACAATCATTAACAACAGGCTCTCTATTGATTACTGCATCTGCTGTATCTAATGTAATTACTTTTACGAAAGGTAATGGTACTACATTTAATGTGACAGTAGCTGATACAACGGATTTAGGCCCGTTAAATACATTTACTGCAAGTGCACAAATAAGTTTGAATAACTTAAACTTATGGACATCATCTTATCAACCTATAATTACAAACTTACAGGCATCACAATCAATTGATACTACTAAGTTTACAACAATAGGAACTCAATCAGGTAGTTGGGATAACACTTCACTTAATTCATACACTGCAAGTAATGATACCAAATGGAATACATTAGGTTCATTATCAGGTAGTTTCGTAACAGAGAGTGAAACAGGTAGTTTTGCTAGAACAAATACAACTAATACATTTACTCAAGCTAATACATTCACATCTATTAGTGCAAGTTCATTTGTATCAGCATCTGCTTTCGTAGGTAATGGTGCACAATTAACAGGCATTACTGCATCTATCGCTTTACCTATATTAGATGAAGGTATACCACAAGGTAATGCATTCTCTATGAACTTTACAGGTAGTGGTATATCAGCAATAATTGTTGGAGGTACTGCAGTTGTATCGGTTAATACTCCGGATAGTGCATCACTTAATAACTTAACTGCTTCCTTTAACGCATACACTTCTTCAACTGATGCTAAATTTGTAGCAGTAGGTGCAAGTACATCTTCGTTAAATAGTTTTACTGCATCACAACAAACAATCAATACTAATGTATCTGCATCTCAAAGTATAGATACAACTAAATTTAATACTATTGGTACTCAGTCTGGTAGTTGGGTTAATGTTCCATTGGACTCATTAAACTCATTCACTCAATCACAAGATACTAAAAACTCTACTCTTGCTACATACACTGCAAGTGTTAACATTTCATTGAGTAACATAAATAGTTTTACTGCAAGTAATGGTAACACATCGTTAAACTCATACACACAATCTAACGATACAAAGTGGAGTAACTTAGCAGGTCAAACAGGAAGTTATGTAACCTCAGCAATCACTGCAAGTTCATTAGTAACTGCATCGGTAAATCTTAACACAATTACATTTACAAAGGGTGATACATCTACATTCAACATTACAGTTAATACAGGTAGTGGTGGTGGAGGAACTGATATAACATCATTGAATTCATTCACTGCTTCACAAGATACTAAAAATTCAACATTAGCGAGTGTGACTTCTTCATTGAACACATCTGCAAGTTTAGCATTAGTAACTGCATCATTTAGTGGAAACACTTTAACATTTACAAAAGGTGATGCATCTACATTCGGTGTAGTTATACCTGATGTTAGTGGTTCGACAATCAATACTGGTAGTTTTGCAACAACAGGGTCAAATGTATTCGTAGGTAATCAAACTATAACAGGTAGTTTATTTATATCAGGTAATATCAATATGGTAAATGGAGCTGATATAGTAACACACCATGTTAGAGCACAAGGTAGTAATGGTTTAGAACTACAAACTGCCGCAGGAGCAATTATAGTTTCAATGGGTGGTGGTGGAGGAACACAAGCTGGTTTCGTAGGAGCATTAAGTGCAAACTCATTTAGTGCATCAACGATAACAGGTTTAGGTAATGTAACTGATTACTCAACATCGGTAGATGCAAGATTGGATAGTTTAGAAGCATTGACATCTTCTATTGTTCCATTGACATCATTGAATGCATTTACTTCATCACAAGATACAAAGAACTCTACACTTGCAACCTATACAGGAAGTAATGATACTAAATGGAATACATTAGGTGGATTGACTGGAAGTTACGCAACAACAGGTAGTAATTCATTTGTAGGAAACCAAACTATAACAGGTAGTTTAATATTAAGTTCATCTAACGCAGTTGAATTACAAGTGATAGGAAATTCAGTATTCACAGGTAGTGCAAATGGTAATGTGGTTGCATTGTCAATTACATCTAATACTGCATCGATGAATTTGAATTTAGGTAATTACTTTACTTTGACATTAGCAGATACTGCAACAACACATATATCAGCATCAAATGTTCAACCAGGTGTAAGTGCAACATTAGTTATTACAACAGGTACAAACTCATCTGCTTCATTAGCACCGACTATGTTACAACCATCAGGTAGTTCATATTCAGCAACTGCTGGAAGTGCAAAGAAAGATGTTTTATCTATTGTAGCTGTTGCAAGTGGAGTTCCATTCGTAGTATCAACAAAAAATATGATTTAATGATATTTCAAAACTTTGGATTTAATCAAAATTACCCAGTAGTTGCACCATCACCAGGAGGTGGAGTTGTGACTACCGGATTACAGGTATATTATGATGCAGGTAATGCAGGTGGTATTAGTGGCACAACTCTTTATGATTTAAGTGGAAATAGTAGAAATGGTACATTAGCGGGTGATATTGCATATTCAGGAAGTAATGGTGGAGTTTTAGATACAGGTAACACATCCGGAGGATATATAGCAATGCCAACATCAGTTGCAACTGCACTTAATTCAGGTACCGCTGCAACGATAATGCAATGGATTAAATTAGACCAATCACCACCGGCATCAGACCCACAAACTGGATTTATATATTTTACAAATCAAACGAATGGTATTGGTAACCACTATCCATATACAGATGGAAACATCTATACGAATGTATTAAAAACAGCAAGACCTTCATTGGGCACTCCTGTTTCTAGTTTAGTAGTTTGGCATGTAATGACAATATCAACATCACCAGGTTCTGGCAATTGGAAAATGTATATCAATATGACTTCACAAGGAACTGACACAGGTGACTCATCTTTATCATTATATGGTGGAGGAACTTATGGTGGGTTGATAGGTATTTCAGGAGGTGGTTCGGATAGATTGGTTGGAGGATTAGGCCCTACACTAATTTACAATCAACAATTATCAACAGGTGATATGCAAACTAATATAGATTATTTTGCAAGTAGGTTCTAAAAATAACTATAAATTAAAAAATCATTGTTATTACAATATAAACTAAAAATATATGAACGCAAAAAAAGTATTAAATAAGATTGTTGAGTTTTTATCAGCAAATGAAGTTGAATTAACTTATGCAAAATTAGCAGACGGAACAATTGTTGAATCTGCAACATTCGATGTAGGTGAAGATTTATTCGTAGTTTCAGAAGATGGAACTAAAACTCCAGCACCAGATGGTATGCACGACTTAATGTTGAAAGATACAGAAGGTAATGAAACTTTATTAAAAGTAAAATCTGAAGCAGGTAAAATAGTTGAAAGAGAGAATGTAGAAATGTCTGATGAAAAAGTTAAAGACATTCCTCAAGCAGGCACTTACACAGAAGATGATAAGATGCCAGAAGTACCAGGTCAAATCGAAAAAGGAACTTTGAAAGCAGCAGAAGAAACAGAAGAAGTAGAAAAACTTCCTGAAAGTGAAGATGCTGAATTAAAGCCTGAAGATGAGAAGCCTGAAATCGAAATCGAATTAGGTAAGAAGTTAGAAGAAATGGCTTACAGAATCGAAGAGATGGAAAAGAAGATGATGAA